AATAAAAGCTGAGTCATTGTGATAATGCGGTTCTGCGCAAGAGTAAACTAAAAAGATTTTATTTGGGATAGAACTATCTTGCGCCATGCGCTCTATTACTTCTTGATATTTAGAACCAAATTCAGTAACTGTTGTTCTGCCGGTAGCGTCGTTCCACGCTAGTCCCGAACTCTGAAAGTCGCAGGGAATAATTGTAGGTGCATTCTTATCTAGTGCAGATACATTTCCGTTATTAACAATGTTGAAAGCAAACTTATTGTTATCGTACCAACGTGGGTTATAGATACCAGCTGTACGCTCAAAAGGCCATAACTCTCTGTGTAGCCATGATCTATTTCTGAAATCCCTTACAGTTTCCGCATCAAATTGTGCGCCTTCGTGCAAATAAAAGATGTTGATTGTCTGTGTCATAGTGTTCCTCGCTGCGATATTTATCTAGATTTTTTATCGCCATCTTTTGTTTTAGATAAGTATTGGCATGTATTCAAATCCTATTAACGAAGTACACGTTGAGCTAACTGATCGCTGCAACGCCGAATGTCCAGTTTGTCCTAGATCACTTAATGGTGGTCCTGTCATGCCTTATATTAAAAATCAAGAGCTCGGGCTTGATTATTTTCAGATGCTAGGCGAAGATTTTTGCAAAGGCATTAGACGTTGGAACTTTTGTGGGACTAAGGGCGACCCAAGTGCTGCCAAAGATTTATTGCTCATAATAGAGTTCTTGCTCAAATGTAATCCAAAAACGCAAATCGAAATACGAACGAACGGCGGAGCAAAGCAGCCTGACTATTGGGCTAAGATCAGCGAGCTGTTTAAAGGAACAAATAGCTTTGTGGTTTGGAGTGTAGACGGTCTAGAAAACACTAACCATATCTATAGAAAAAATGTCAAGTGGAGCAAAGTATGGGCTAATATGTTAGCATACTTTGAAGGGGGCGGTCCAGCACGTTGGGAATTTTTAAAGTTTGCCCATAACGTTGATGACATTCCTGTTATTGATGCTATCTGCAGAAAATATAATGTTTACTTTGACATTAAAGAACCATACGGATTCTTTGAGTTGCAAGACGGCAAAACAAGAACTGTACCTGTATACAATAGGGACGGCAATTTAGAATATACTATAAAACCACACTACGAAGCAGAGTTACACGATCTGCATGACAGTTTTGTTAAAGTTGAAAATCACGAGTTTAAACAGTTTGATGGTATTGACTGGTCTTCGATGGACGTAGAATTTAACTGTCAAGTAGCTGGTTACGGCCCTAACAATGACAAATACGAAGTGTACATTGATTCCGATGGCGCTGTATATCCTTGCTGTTACATTGCATCAAAATACATGATGCGAGAGCCTCAACTTAGCAGATTAATTGACCCTATTAAAGAAGAGCTTAAAGTAACACAGGATAGATCAATAAACAAAGTGCTTGAGCATAACTTTTACATTAAAACGCTAACTGATGCGTTTGAAGGTAAACTACAGTTAGGAGACGGCAGAAAACACTGCTCAACTTGCGTACATCACTGCGGCAAGATTTTAGATAAATAGTGTTATGCCAAGAATTAGCCTCTGGAATCCTGTTAAAACTCACGACTATAACTTTATAGATCGTATTGTCGGCGAGCACCTTTATGCTGGCGGAACCGGTGTACATATACACAAATACTTAGGTGTTAACGAAACACCAAACGAAAACGATTCCACTAGACCCAGCAGCGGTGGTGCTAATTCCGAAGTGTTTATTCAGGACTTGCTATTCTTAGAAAATCGTGATCGCAAGTATGATACTAATATTTACGAATTACGCGGTCAGTATAACATACTCGATAACGATCAATACGACTTAACACAATTTGGTGCGTTTTTAACCAACGATACTATCTTCTTAACTTTTCACATCGAAAGCATGGTTGAGTCATTAGGGCGTAAACTAATGCCCGGTGATGTTATTGAGCTTCCTCACTTACGTGATGACTTACTGTTAGGCAGCGAAGATGCTATAAATCGTTTTTATGTAGTACAAGACGGTGCTAGACCAGCTGAAGGATTTGACCCTCGCTGGTGGCCACACTTGTGGCGTGTTAAGTGCGGACCAATCAGCGATAGTCAAGAGTACCGAGACATACTCGGTACTGGCGAAGAAGAAGGCGACTTACGCAATCTTATCAGCAAGTATCAAACTGAAATTAATATCAACGATGCTATTCTTGCACAAGCAGAAAAAGATGTACCGTATGATCCGCAGTTTAGAAGCTCTGCACACTTGTACTTTGACCCCGAAGTACCTGATAAGCCAACTGTTGGCTTTGACTTTGCAGGAGAAACAGGAACGCCTATTAATGGACTTAGTGTAGTAGGCAGCGGCAGTAGCTTCCCAACTACAGGAGTAAGCGAAGGCGACTACTTCTTGCGCACAGACTTTACACCAAATAGATTGTTTAAGAAAAGTGGTAGTAGATGGATCCGCGAAAGCGATGATAATCGTCGTACTTGGGCCGCGGCTAACAAGGTGCTCACAACATTTATTAACAACGACTCATTCACTATTAACAGTGACGGTGAAGTAAGTGAAGAAAAAACAAACCTTAGCAAGGTTGTTAAACCTAAAACGGACAACTAATAATGGCAGGTAAGAATTTAGATTATTGGTATGACGAGCAGATAAAACGCTATCTGATTCAACTTGTCCGTGTGTTTTCAAACTTTAAAGTACGCGAGTACACCAAGAATGGTGTAAGTTATAATCGTGTACCTTGTCGTTACGGTGATATGAGCCGCATGGTTGCTAGCATTTTGCGCAACAACAGTGAAAACACTCTTAACAGTGCGCCAATGATCACAGTAAGTATTCAAAGTATCCAGCCTGCCAGAGATAGAACTGCTGAACCATTCTTAGTAGATACTCGCCAAGTTGCTGAACGTGAATTTGATAGAAACAACAATACATATACCAGCGAACAAGGTAACTTATATACAACACAGCGTTACATGCCTGTGCCGTATAATTTAACTATACAAGTAGACATTTGGACTACTAACACTGATACTAAGTTACAAATATTAGAACAGTTGTTTGTTATTTTTAACCCAAGTATACAGTTACAAAGCAATGACAATCCATTAGATTGGACTAGTGTGTTTGAAGTAGAACTCACAGACATTAACTGGAGTAGTAGAAGTATTCCAGCTGGTGTAGATGAAAACTTAGATATTTCTACTCTTAACTTCATGGTTCCAATCTGGATTAGTCCTCCAGCAAAAGTTAAGCGTCAAACAATTATTCAACAGATTGTTGCAGACGTACACAAAGTAACTAACATAAATGATTTAGGTTATAGCCAAGAGTATTATGACTTTTTTGGATCTATGCCAATTGATGCCGAGATGGTTATTTCACCTAATGATTACCGTGTACAAATTACAGGTGCCACTGCTAAACTGGTTAGTGTCAGCGGTGCTACTAGTAACTGGGCAGATTTAATTGAAATGAAAGGCGAACTTACATCTACAAGTTTGCTAAAATTAAATACCGCTAACAGTATTGCACCTGAAGATGAGGTATTAATTGTAGGTTCTATAACGGCTAGCCCTATAGATCCAACTGTGTTAATTTTTAACATAGATCAAGATACACTACCAGCAGATACATTATCACCGATTGATAAAATTATTGATCCTAGAACTAGCAGTCCTGGTAGCGGTTTAGCGCCAGCAGTACTAGGACAGAGATATTTAATAACCGAAGCCATTAGTGCATCCGGCTATCCTGCTTGGGGTGTTGATGCAGTTGACGGTGATATTATACAATATAACGGAAGTGGCTGGCAAGTTGCATTTAATTCAACTGTGATCACAACCGTGCAATACGTAACCAACAGTTACACATCAAAACAATTCAAGTGGACCGGTACCGGATGGATAAGTAGTTACGAAGGTGAATACAATCCTGGTTACTGGAGACTTGTACTGTAATGACAACAGCCGCTGGCGTAGTATTTTTAGCAAAAGACACAGGTCGTTGCTTACTGCAATTACGCAATTCAGATAAAAGATTTAAAAACACTTGGGGATTCTGGGGCGGTCTTATTGAAAAGGGCGAAACAGTTTACGAGTGTATTCAACGCGAGTTAACAGAAGAAATAGGTTTTGTACCTGAACTTGCTAAACTAAATCCTATAGACGTTTATCAAAGCAAGGATCAAAAGTTTTACTACTACAGTTTTGTATACGTAGTAGAAAAAGAATTTAGTCCAGTACTCAATGTTGAGAGTGCAGGCTATGCATGGGTCAATATCGGTGTTTGGCCACAGCCATTACACAATGGCGCAAGACTAACGCTAAACAAAAACGGTGGCACAGAGAAACTACACACTATTCTCGGGATTCACAAAGAATAAATAGTGTAATGAACGATGTAGTAGATTTTGTACTTCTACGAATACAAAACGAATTAGAAAAATATCAAAGAACAAAAACTGTACCTTTTGATTTGCTCGAAGGTGCATATTCCATTGACGATATAAAAACCAGCTACTACGAAAAATTATCAACTAAACATAAAAAGATTGCAGATTCTCTTATAAGAGAGTACGAAAAGAAAATAAAAGAAAGTCTAGATAGTTTAAAACATGCGTTACGTAAAGACTATACCAGCACTATAAATCTATTAGAAACAGAATCTGCAGATTTTAAGTTTCCGTCAGTGCTAGTAAAATACCGCGCAAATATTAACCCTATACGTGCATTGTTCTACGAAGTAAGAGAAATTATCCGTAGCTATAATCCTGATAACGAATATCAAGCATGGCTATTAGGATTATTGTCAGACCACGAATACAACAACAAAATTGTTGATGCTCTTAGCATAGATATTAAACGACTAGAACGAATAGTAAGTAGGTATTACCTACCCATGACGCAACACACAGACAGTATACCACTAGAACTATTTCATGCCAGACAGTTAATAAAAGACTTTAGACATTATAAAAATACATTTATAACAGTAAAGTCTTGGGATCCTGGGGCGTAAAAGGCGTAAACAGTTTTTCTATAAAGTCTAGGTCATTAGCTTTTGCACGCTCGTATACTTCTAATGCGTGCGTATAATTGCTAGTAAACACTAAGACTTTATCGTCATCTAATACTGTAAATTTTGTA